TGTGTGATGTTTGTATTATTTTTAATTTGGGGTTTCTGCCAATCATCCATGCAGGAAAAAGGTAAGATGCAAATTCAGATTTAGTGTGTCGGGGAGGCATGTTTACGATTAATCTCTTAATCTCACCTGTAGCTATTTGCTCAAACTTTTCTGCTATCTGTCTGTGATGGGAGCCGTCTATAAACTCAGGCCAACAATGTTTAACGAAAGGAATAAATTTTCTCTCGCAGTTTTCTAAATAGGTTAATCTTTCTGCGATAAGTTTTTGCTCTAGCTCTTCTCGTTGTAGTGAGTCTAGATCCGTGTTTCTTGAAACTTGATTCATTAGCCAAGAAGTAGGTTAGTTGTACCACTTGCTATTCTTCTACCTTTTGCATCACGTTTACCTGATGCTTGATCTAAGAAGTCAGGAGCATCACCCCTAGCTTCAGATACACCTTTATCTATTGTGTCTATACCCACTGCATTTGTTGGCTGGGTTCTTGTCTCAGGGGCATCGTCTTTTTTATCAAACATCTTTAAAACACCTCTACTGTCATCTTGTCCAAATTGTTGCCACTTTTCTAATGCATCAGGTTTTATGTTTCCTGATCTATCTATATACTTAGACCAGCTAGTGGGGTTGCCAAACAAATCCTTTTGAAAGAATTGACCTTGTGTGGTGTATGCTACTTGATCTAGATAATTTGCTAATTGTTGTGCCTGACCAAATTGATCACTAAACTGCCTTTTAAAATAATCTGTAGCAGTTTCACCCGTTTCTAATAACTCTTGTTCTATTTCATCGGACAATCTGTACTGTCCTGTGCCAGGTTGTAATTCACTTCCTAGGGCTTTCGAAATAGCACCTGATTGCTCAGGACTTGTGACTCTAGTTAATATACCCTCGTTTGCTAAAGTTTCTAATGCTTTAGTATTACGATTATTTATAGCCTGTCTAGTAAGGAAACCAAAAAATGGATTTATTGCACCTACCCCCAAAGTTAATGCACCCTCAGCAGTTGGTAAAAGATTAAAAGGTCCACCTGCTGTTAAAGGTGATCTGCTTGTAATAAAATCGTAGTTGCCCACATCAGTCGGTAAAAGAGAGCCGTCAATTAAAGCTTTATAGGCTCCTGCTGTTTGACTAGGATCTATTAGATATGAAAAGTCACCACTACCTCCACCTAAGATAGGTTCTTGTGTAAAAAATCCTGTGGGTTTTATTTGTTGGACCATATTGACAAAATATATAAATGTAAAATAGTTTCAAGAACAAATGTGTGTAAATTAGCGTCTACAGCCTACTGTACGCCAGGTTACCTAAGATCTGGTCCTCCCCCTCTGGAGCTCGGCTCCAGGCTCTGGGCTCTTGGGTACCTGGATGTCGTAGTTTGTTCTGGGTAAAAATAAGTTAGCCCGGAGCTGGACCATTTAGTCGAGTGCCAGGTTCTTCTGGGTAACTGTTAATTTTAAGTTTGGGAATTGCGACAAGAACCAGGAGCTGTTGCCCCTGGTTCTAGAATTATAGACTTCGTCTTAATAGGCTTATCTCTTTGAGCTGGTTATGATGTGGCCAGAGGGTGCTGCTGAGTCTCTGGGCGGCACGTGTTGCCCGAGTGAAATGCGTTCTTGCTTGGGAAGGACCAATGCCGTAAGCGGCCTGAGTTAGGTCGACAATCCACTTGGAACTTTGTAGCACTTGCGAAGTCATAGTTGAGTGTACCATATTATCCCAGAAATATAAAATTAATTATCCTTCCTTGCTTCCTGATAACATTCCCAGACTCTCTTCTGGGTAAGTCCAGATTGTTGATTAGCTTTTAGTATTCTCCTGATCCATGCACCACGAGTCTTAAAACCTGAGTTACAAGAATATCCAATAAACATTTTAAAATTAATCTTTGCCTCACTTCCAGACACCAGTTTATAAAACTCATGTCTAAATTCTAGTTCTTCGATTGTGTCCTTATGGATAACAGGAACTTCAAGAACACAAAGCAAGATACCAAGATTAAAATCATTTCGTCCTTCGACAAGTAGCTTTTGTGCTTTGGTGTTTTTGACATTTCGCCAATAGGTTGTTAACGGCATTTTAATTACCTCCTAATATTAAAATATAAAGAACCAGGAGACAGAGCCTGAACCCTGTCACCTGCCTTTTGGGTTTTGGATTACGCAACTTTTTCACTTAGCATTTTCGTATGCTCATCTAAGATTAATTTGCATTTCTCATGGATCTCGTTAGGGGTTATTCCCATTATTAAAGTATCGAGAAGCAGGGACCTATTTTTTTTAGTCTCGCCGTATTTAATTTCATGAATTATCAAATTCACATCAGAGCCGTCTGGGTAATCAGTAAAATTAAAAGTATATAAATACTCAATATCCCCATGCTCTTGGGTAGTTAATTCGTAGGTATTTCGACCGTCTCGATATAGATCGCAGCCATCTTTTTGATTTAATAATCTAGTTATAAAATCTTTGGCATTTTTACTGTGGCGCAGGTTACAAATTAAATCATAACCTCTATGAGATAAATAACCGTCATAATGGCTATAAATCCAGATGCAGGTCTCACCATAATTAATATTAATGTTTGCTCTTGTACTCATTTTTTTATTTTCTCCGTTTCTAGTTGGGAGTTTATAGGAACTTTAAAAAATTATCTAGTTTTAAAAAATCTTTTTCATTAAATTCCAGATGCAGGATACAGGGTTCAAGATTAAAACCCTCTTTTAAAAGTCCTTTACCCCTGTTTCCCTCGTATAGTTTAAAGCATCTCGCCTCGAGGCTCTCAACTATATAAAAATTTCTCGGACAATTACAAAAATGTTTGTAATTCCATGCTATTTGTAATGGTGAGATTAAAACTTTTTTCATTTTAGTACATTTAAATTCAAGCCAAAAAGTAGAACCATTAGAATAAAAGCCGTAAATGTCAGGTACTCCCATTTTTAAATACATTTCAATTGGAGTGTAGGAACAGGATAAGTTTTTAAGAATTTTCTTTTTGAATTTATTTTCAGGTTTCACTAGGGCTATAATAACCCTAGTGAGAATTAATCAAGATTTAATTTGGATTGGGTATTTGGGCTTGTGGTAATGCATTGAAATCCTCAATTAAGATATCCAATACGCCTTTTACATTTTCTATTATTTCAATGTTAGCCCTAATAATCCTTGCATCATCAATTGGAACAGAGAAATGAACAGGACTATTATTATGCTCAGGAAGAGCGTCTAACATAACTTGATTTAATCGTCTATTTAATCTTAGTTTGTTAGCCTTTTTATTTAAATAGCATAAATCAGTTTTTGGTAAGTATGTTATGTTTACTGTTTTATCCATTTTTGCATAACTCCAAACATTCTTTTAAAGAATATTTATTTTCTTTAAAAGATAAATCACGCTCTATTTTATTGCCAAATGGTAATTTTAAATCCTCTAATTGATGAACTGCTGTATAACCCATTTCAGGAAAGCCAAGATCAGCAACACCAAAACCAATCCTAGTTTCAGGATCATATTCTGAGAAATACCAAGTACCAATACCTGATGGATTAAAAAGTTTAATTACTGCTTTATGTTTTAAGTCCTTATCAGGGTTAGCCTGAGAGGCTTTATGATTTTTTACAAGTTGTTCCTCTTGTTTTTTTGTCATTAGTTCCATAATTAACTCCATTTCTATTATGAAATTATCCTAATAAATCCTACAAGGCAACTTTTAAATTGCCCTGTATGGTTCTTAAAATGGAAAAAAATTTTAATTAAATCTGTCTGATTTTAGTTTTGTTAGTTTTTGATAGTGCTGAATTAAATTTTCAATAAAATAAGGTCGTCTAACTTTAAACAAAAATAAAGTTTTACTTATAGCATAACTATATTTTTTTTGTTGATTTGGATATGTGCCATTTAAAAGTTTTTCATGCGTTTTTAATAATTGAATTAAAACGGCTTTTAATTGATCATATTTATTTTTATCTCTACATTTTAATTCCAGATAGGCAATCCTCAACTCCTCGCTTCTATAACCTTTATTTACATAATAAATTAATCTTTTAATTATTGGATGATAATTACTAGCGAATATTTCGTCAATACCACCTTCACCATTATCAAAAGTAAATGGATAAGAATTGTCTCTGCTATGGGCTTTTATAATATCTGCTATTTGTTTCTCTTTGGCTTCATTATAACCTGCAACACAATCTAATGTGCTAACCTTTGGTAATTGCGAGGCAGTTAAAATATCTTTTAATTGACATTCTTGTCTTGCGTCTATCTGCTCTTCTGTTTCCTGTTCCTCTTCGTCATCATCATCATCATAATCAGGTTCAGGATCGTCATCCTCTTCCTCTTCCTCTTCCTCTTCTTCTTCAATATCTTGCTCAGGCTCTGTGTAATCTACAACTTCAACATTATCACTCTCTTCAGCAATCTTTTTAATTTTTTTAAGTTGATCATCAGGCTCTGCATTAGATGACAAAGCCTGATTTAATTTTTCAAATTTAGCAGTAAGTAAATTTATAGCGTCTTTGGTTCCTTCCAACTCTTCCTCAATTGAAAAAAGTCTTTTTGAACTTTCTACTTTAATTTGTATGTTCCTTATTTTTTCGTGTAGATCTCTTGCTAAAACCATTTAATCATCTCCTTTAAATATTTTTAGTCCTAAGAATATAATAAATAATAGGATGATATTCAATATTAAATAAAAAATTATACCTGACATTACGATATTATGTTTCCTTTCTTATCTCTTTTTATTGCTAGTTCCTCCTTCTCATAAATAACATCTAAGCCTTGTCTCTCTAACTCCCTCCATAGTTCGCCTTTTATACTATCTGATAATTCAGTTATTAAATCTAATAGTGTTCTGGCTGATTTATCATTATGTTTTTCAACATATTCATCCATATCACCACAACATACAAAAAGTTGTTGATAAAAATCGAATAATATTTTTTTATGATTTTTTTCTAAAAAATGTTTTTTTACTAAGTGGTCATAACTGTAAGTAGTATTTTCACTCATATCTTGTTCCCTCTCTTTCATCTTCTTCTATTGCGTCTAACCAATCTTCAACATTCTTGAAAAGTGGCACATCCTTTCGTACTTCTTCTTCGCCATTATTCCAAATTATTTTAATTTCATATTTGACGATACTTTGTTTTTCACTCATATCTTGTTTCCTCTCATTGCCCATTTAGGCGTTGCTAAATTTTCAAACCAATCTTTAACTGTTGGAATGAACCCTAAGTCCTCTCGTATATGTTGCTCTGCAATCCAACGAGTAGGAATTTTTTTACCTGTTGATATCGTAATTGTTTTTCCAAACTTTTCTTCACACCAATAACAACCAAGTGAATGATGTTTTAATGCTCTGTGATTTTGGAAAGCGTAATGTGATTTAGTATCATCAAACCAATCATGGATAGCTTGATAATCTTCTGGTGTTCCTCCATATTTTTTGGAGGAACTAACAGAGTGATGATAAGGATTAGCCATTAAAACTCTTCCTGATGTTGATGACTATCATAAGTAAAGACTGTGTAATCGTGATTGATTAATAAATCCTTTTCATTTTCACCTTTAGGGTTAAATGTAAAAGTAAATGTCCCCTCTTGTCCATCATTAATCTCCCAACCTCCATGTCTTTCTTCTAACATATCATAAGTTATATCTTCAAGATAAGTTATGAAACTACAAATCGTTGAATCTTTATGAATGTCTTTTTTTAATTCGTCTGATAATGGACTATCTTTTGGAATAGTTACTGACTCAGGTTCGTGTGAATATCCTGCATATTTAGAAAAAAGGTTTTGATCTTTTCTAAAAAAATCAATGTCCTCTATTGCACCACTATCTCCACTACCTGCATAGTTGACCTCTACTTTATCGAAGTCAAAACTATTAAATTTTAAGGTATTAAACATACTAAGAAGTTTATCTTTTGTAACTATTCTTCTTTGTTTAGCCTTCTCTTTCATTTCTTTCATTCTATCTTCGAAAGAAGTATCTACTGCATTATTTTCCATAGTAATTTCTCCTATATATTATATGGGAGATTATAGGATGATTGTAAGATGTCAAATAAAAAAGCCCAGATACTGAAACATCTGGGCTATGAGTGATTGAGAATTAATCTTGTTATAAAGTATTAAATTATTTTCTCAACAAATTTTGCTAATTTTTCTAATAACCAACCTAACATTCTGATACCTCCTCAACTCTAAACTCTTCCATTTTTACTTTGCTAGGCTCTATAACTGTTATCATCCCCTCATTTTCTTGTTTGTTTAATCTGGATCCTTTATTCAAAATTAATTCTCCTGCATGGTTTTCATTTCTTGCCTCAACTTCATAAGTCATTAAGTTAGCCTCGTACACATGAACTTTATATTTATATTTAGGTGACATTTTGCTCATCTCCCATATCTAAAATTAAATCTACTAACTGAAATTTTATATCTTGGTATCTATCAAATAAAAAACTGTTTTCTTCCTTCAGTTCTGCCTCAGGATAAAATTTTGTTATTAAATCCTGTAAGGCTTTATCCATATCATCCTCATCAATTTCTATCATGTGCCTATATCCTTACGATCTATTTCTTTTATTTCAATAATCCTATGCTCTTTTACTGCAAGGTCACGGGAGACCACAGAGGATTCAGGTGTCTTTGCTCTCTCCAAAGCCTCATCAAAACTCTTAGCTTCAATGTAATGTTCCTGCTCTATAATCTTATGCATGATTACTTTAAATGTTTTCATTTTATCTCTCCTTTTACCATAATATTTTCCCGTTAGTGTCGCCCGATAAAATATTTTTATCGTCTTCTTTTAATTTTTCGATGTATTCATAAACCTTTGTAGTCAAGTCTTCACTTAATCTAATTTCATAAGTTGATTTGTCAGACTTCTCTACAAATACACCCCACTCTAATATTTTCATATTATCTCTCCTTATCTGGTGGGTGGTTTAGAAGGCATTTAACCTCTCAGCACCACCCGAGCTGTCTTGCAAGTTAAGTTTGCTTTTTTTAAAGTGGTTGAGATAAACTAGGGGCTACCCCTGAAACCAATCCACATTTCAACACAAACTCGTTATATTTTTTATCAGTGGAAATAACGCCCCCGTGTTTAGGAAGAACCACCAAGAGTTTAGTTTCATCAGCTAGATATGTATCTGCTTGTAGATCTTCTTCTAATACCTCTCTAGGACACGCCATTACTAGTAAGTACATTCACTGCGGAGAAAATGACTATTTGCATGTCCATAAAAATAACTTACCTATAAAGTTGGGATAGTCAAATCTTTTTTTATTTTTTTTCTATTTCTTTGTAATCAGCGTCTTGTATCAATTGATTTTCTCTTTGATAATTCTCTAACTTTTCTTTTAGTTCTTTCCTGGACATGTTATCTAATGAGGCAGTTACCACTTCTTTTCTATCAACATAATAGCCACCTAACTGTCCTCTTCGATACTCAGCATTGATCGCTGCGGATATCTGATCCTTATCAATAGCTAAATCTCTTAATCTAGCTAATTCTCTAGCGTGTTTAGTAAACTCTATCTTTGCTGATTGAGCATAATCTTTTGTTAACTTATCAATAAATTCTACCACCTTAGGAAACATCTTAGGGTTTTGTAAATTACTAGCAATTTGTGTAGCTGATTTTTCTGAATAACCTGCTATTCTTGCACATTCTGTAGGTGTTGCCCTGCCATTCTCTTTTACCAATATCTGGGCAAAAGCTCTTTGTCTCCTGGTTAAGCCGTCTGCTTCAATTATATCGCCTAATGTTTTAGCCATTTTTATTTATCCTAAAGTAATGAAGTAATGGTAAAGTATTGTAAAAGTAATGCAATAAAGTATTGATATATATAGTAAATATATACATCATTACGCCATTACGTCTAAAAATAGAAATAGAAATTTTCTTATATATAATATTGTTAAGAATATAACTATATAGATTATTTTTTGAAAGCCTTGCCATATCCCCTCATAGCCAATCTACCTGCTACACGAGGCTTAGAACGGGTTTTTGGCATAGTTTTACCTATGGTCCCACCATTCTTCATTTTTTTTACTGCACCACCATCTTTACCTTTAGGTGGTTGAGCTTCACCTTTATCTTTAGCTCTTTGAAGTTCATCTAATATTTTCTCAAACTTTTTTCTTTCTTCTGGTGTAAACTCATCCCTATCCTTTTGAAATTGGTTTTCTGCCTGTTTAATTACATCCGAGTCATACTTTAATCCAAACCCGAAAGTAAACATATCATCAAATTTACTTCTGATTTTATCTTTTATTGACATTATTTTTTACCTTTTAAGGCTCTACCATATCCACGCAAGGCTAGTTTTCCTGCAACCTTTGACTTCTTTTTAGATACCATACCACCACCCTTAAGATCTGTGGCTTTCATTAATTGTTTGAGCTCTGTTTTGCTAATATTACCAGGTAAATCATTTGCTTTTTTATCAGCTTTTAATTTTTTAATATTTTCTAAAATTTTTTTAATTTTTCTGTTTGCTTGTTTTTCACTAACCATATCTAGGTTCAATTGTTGCATGTATTCCGCATCATCGCCACTGATGCCCGTTGCAATTTCTCTTTTTAACTT